TCTTAGTGATTGTGTAGCTGTTCTACTTAATCCACCTATCATATGAGTTAATCCAAACCCATAAAAACCTAATCCTGGTAAAAATTTAAAATGTACAAAGTATTCTTTTCTTTTTTTAGTCTCATCATTCATATCGTAGTTACGATAGATAGATAAAATTTGTCCTGACCCTTCATCAATTGTTACGATGTAAGGAACTTTCACTTGTTTTTCTGAATTTTGCATTTCAAACTCTTCTAAATTACAATCTACATGCATCTCTAAAATAGAAAAAGAATATTGTTTATCCCCACCAGGTGTAATTCCCTCTAGCTCTTGATATTTTTTTTCAATTTCAGTTGGTCCCCTAGAAGTAGGTTTCAATTCTACATCTCTATAAAAACCTGCTTCTTGTTTTTTTAATATTTCATTCTCACCCATTTTGATAACATGAGTTATTCTTTCACATTCCATAAGATCGGTTGCGTAATATGGAACTACTAAATCTTCTGCTGGTATAAATTTAGAAACAGCTCTTTGCATCACTTCATCGTAATAGACTTTTTTAAATGCAGAACCTGCTAGTGCTAAATAAAATAATAATTGATCAAACTCTGGAGTGTATTCTTCCATTTCTTCAGTGATCATGTAATTCATAAAATCTTGCACTCTTTGTGCTTGATTCATTTTTTCATTATCTTCAACTCCAAGAACTCTAGTTTTAACTGGTCCTGATGATGGTAATAATTCTTTATATGCTTGTGCTTGAAATGATGTAACTGCTTCTGATAAAAGTGGATGAGTCACGGATGCCGACCCCCTAAATGGTCTAGTCATTTCTCTTTGATTGAGTCCCAATAAATCTAAATTATTAGTATATGAAGTTTCCCAATCTTTTCTTGAAACTCTATCTTTTTTATAATCATCAAGTAATCGATTAGACATTCTTTGTAACACCTCACTAGACATGTCATCGGCAAGGTTACTAAAAAATGCTTCAGTTTCACTGACAGCTTCTTCAACTGTTGTAGGTTCTTCTCCCTCTAACTCAATATCAACTTCTTCAGAATCAGGAGTTTCTATTTCCTCTTCAATTACTTTATCAATTTCAGCCATAATAAAAGCTTAGTATGTTTTTGTCTTAAGCGTACCGTTTAATTTAGTTTTAACTTTAGCTTCTCCACCCATACTCATTTGAGTTTTTCTACCAAGAATAAATTTATTTGCAAAATCTTTCAAACTACCAGTATCTCCTCTTCTAGATTTCATAGTTTTTGCATAAACATCTTTATTCTTAAACTTTTCTAAACCTTTAATAATTGATCCATCATCTTGTACAAAAATACTTTTCATATTTCTTGGTGATGGTAGGTCTGATCTTTTTAGTTTTGTAATACCATCGGCAACACCTCTTAATGGTCCACTACCTTTTATACCAGAGCCACCTCTCATAGCAGCATTGGAAGTCATAGCTTTTCTTGCTTTAGCAAACTTATCTCCTACAGGACCAGATGCTCCCATAAGTTTTGATGCACCATAAAGTGCTGCACCAGCCATAACTGCTTTCTTTAGTTTTTTCTTAAATTTTGACATGTCTTCTCCTTTTAATAATATATATATTTACGTTCCTTATAAGATTGAACCTCATCCTCGTCAGAATAAGTCTTTATAAAAGAACCTTGTCGATATCTTAACATAGCTTGTGTGGTGCTGTCCACATAATCATCGTACTGACCATGAGGAAACGCAGCACATTCTTCAATAACCTCTTCTGCCCAATGTTCGTCTCTAGGGTAATAAACTTGTCCAGATTCGAATAAAGGTGCACAAGCATTAACTCTTGAATGTTTATCTTGTCCACGTCCTGGAGTGTAATCCATAACAGGTATTCCCATTCTACGGAATTCTTGTAATAAACTTTGACCTGAAGCTTTAGCTTCTATGATTATTGTTTCTGGTTGCCAGTATTTATATTGGTCGAGTGCAACCATTTTTAATTCTGGAAAATCATACTTACCTTTAATTGCATCAATTAACATAATAGCATCTGGTTCAGATTCGTGAGGCGTGAATATTCCCCATGTGGTAATAGCAGAATAATCTGCAGTTTCTTTTTTACTAAATGCAGTGTCATATGATTGTATAACATGTTTTAAAGTTGGAAGATCCCCGGCCCATGGCTGCCACCATTCTCTTTTTAAGATTGCTCCTTCTTCTGAGGTTGGATTCTGCATGTATTGTGCAGACCAATTTCTAATTGATATTGACGCTTTAACTTTTTCTAATTCATCTAATTCCCAATACTCAGGCCAAACAGGTTGCACATTTTCATCTTCACCAATCAAAGCTGGAAAAGAAATTTTTTCCCACTTGTCTGCCTTAGGTTCAGTTTCTGCTTTTATTAATCGACCTGTCAAATCGTCTTGAGCCCATCTAGTCATTACTAAAACAATCGAGCCTCCAGGTTGTAAACGTTGTCTTGGTCCTGATAAGTACCAATCGTAGGTTCTCTCCATCGCACTATCTGATAAAGAATCTTGTTCAGTATGTGGATCATCAATAATAAGTAAGTCCGCCCCTCGTCCTGTGATAGAACCGCCAACACCCGCTGCAAAGTATTCCCCACCTTGATTGGTCTCCCAACGTCCTTTTGCCTTACTATCTTCTCTAAGTTTAACATCACCAAAGATTTGTTTATACTCTGGACTATCAATTAAATTTCTTACCTTAGCACCAAATCTACCTGAAAGTTCTGCGTTGTGTGATACTTGCATTAATTTCATTTTAGGATTCTTACCAATCATCCAAGCTGGAAAGTATATAGATGCAAATTCTGATTTTGTATGTCTAGGAGGCATATTAACAATAAGCCTTCCTTTTTTATTTTCAGCTATCCTAGTAAACTCATGTGCTATGTGTTGATGATGTCCCCATTTATCTGGATCACTATCAGTTCTACAAATGAAATCAGGCCAAACATTCTTTACAAAGTACAAGAAGTTATCCTGACATAATTTTATATGTTGAAGCCACACTTTTTCGAGCCTCTTTCGTAGCTGATCGGTGGTCATCAAATCTGTATTAGTCATATATATTTACTATACCCTCGGGTCCCCAAAAAAGAAACCCCTTTCATCACAAAGCCAACTACTTCTATATCTCCTACAATGTTAAGGTAAATAATGTAAGAACCTAAATTTTGATAGTTAAAAAATTAAAAAAATAAATTTTTTAATTTTTGGAATTTGGTTGGTACCTCTATTAATGGGAGCCACTAGCCCCACAAGTGGGGCTAGTGTTTTAAGATTTTATTGTTTTGATTGCTCTAGTACTTTTTTGTCGACCTCATCTAGTGCAAATTTTTCGACCGATAAAAGTGTTTTTTGTGGGTCGATTGTGTAAGTATGTACAATCTCTCCTCCACTTCTCTCGAGTTCTAATTGCCATAAATTATCAGTTTTAAGAGGTCTGCAACTAATATTATAGCCTTTATAAGATAAACCCATAATTAAACCTCCATTGATTTTAAAGCTAAAACAATCCCACCAGTGGCAAGTATACCACCAGTGAAAGCATCAACACTAAAAAGAACGACAACACCTAAAAAAGCAATTGCGAAACTAATTAGAATTAAAAATATATGTAATGCAATATTCATATTATTTTTTATATTTTGTTTTTAACTCGATTGACTCACCACCGACTAGAAATTGATCATAGATTTCTGGGTATTTTTCTTTAAAGGCTTTAACGTCAAATCTAGAAGTAGGTTTTTTAAAAATTTCTAGACTAAATTCGCAACCTTTATATTTGCCAACTGTAAACCCTCCAAGGTCTTCGACTATTGGGAGAGTATCCTCTTTTATATCAACCCATAATTTATTATATGACTTTCTATAAAAATTAACCTCACAAGCTTTGAAAAGCTTTTGAGATTGTGCAACGTTCAATTTAGTTGCTTTTTGTTTTTTTTGTACTGACATTTTTACCTCTTTTGTTAAGTTGTTTTTTGTTTTGTACATATCCCAGATTAATCATATTCGATAAGATGTCAAATTATATTTAAATTAAATACAGCCCCAAGTTGTGGGGCTGTAAATTAGAATCGTTCTAAAAAAGAAGTACTAATAAAAGTATAATGCCTATAGTACCAGGAAAAAATATTACTATACGCATCAGAAAAGCTAAAAAATGATCCATCAGGCTACCGCCTTAATAAACTTATTATTAATATTACGCCCCTGACCCTTGGCAACCAGTCCCACAATCACGCCTCGAGGATCTTTAAATCTAAGATCATGAAGGTCACCATTAATAACTTTTTTATTCAGCCATTTTTTGGGCAGCTTATCCTTAAATACAACGGCAACATTAGAGCCCTTAGCTATAGCTGCTTCAATATCTTTATTATTGCTGCCACTATCTGAGAAGGTAACATTTAAATTTTTATGATCATGATCCAAATAATTTAATACTTTGGTATATTCATAAAATTGCACATCAGGGTGAAGCTCGTGAAGCGTCCCACCTCCATCAACTTTCATTTTATGGAAAGCCAGGTCCGATGTACCGTTTAATCTCACTGCAAATTTAAAGCCCTGATTGGCTGCCCTTTTTTTGAGCTGTTCTATTTCACGGCTCAGGTCCCATAAGAATGCATTTTTATTAGTCCAAAAATAGTTAGTTTTATCTAACCTGGCTTTTTGTACTGAGTGCATCATTCCACGCCCTGAAGTATTTAAACAAGCTGCGGCACATTCTTTTGAAGCTTTAGGACAGACGTTTTTACCAGATAAATTAAACGGGGCTAAGTGAAGGATAGCCGTCTTATATCCAAACTTCTCCCCCTTAGCCATTTTGGTCTGAGAATAATAATTTAATAAAGGCATTATTTACTCCCTTCTATTATTTCTTTAAGATCCTGAAGGTCTGCACCATCATCACAAAAATCGCTGCGACACAATCCGAGTCCAGCTGCAGCCATTGCTTTAGCTGCTTCCTTCTCAGTCCACTTTTTATCTTTTGGCCACCCAGCTGGTGGCGTTATTTTTTTATTCATTTTTTTCTCCATGTTAGTTAATAGAATCTTATTAGCATGGGATAGACTCAGCTGTCAACTTTTTATTTAAGCTGCTATAGACTCAGGACCACTAGGACTAATTAAAAAAAATAAATTTTTTTTAAAAATGTTAATGTAAACTATTACGAAAAATCCCATATAGATAGTTACGTGTACACGCATAATGTTAATATGCACATAAGGAAAATTTTCCATATGTTAAGTTAATCATTCATTTTATTTTCCATATGCAAGGTTAATGGTTCAATGTTAATTAATAATGTTAATGACTATCCCATAGGGATAGTCATTAAGTCATGCGTGAGACGTGGTTATTGCGTCTCGATTTTTTTCATTGCGTCTTTTAAACTGAGTGATGAGTAGGCACGAACCAATGTTCTCGGTTCACGAACCACGAAAATTTGTAAATTTTGAGAAGTCCTCTGCGAGAGGTCTTCTCGCAAGATAAAAGAAGTACCACCATTCTTATAATGTGTTAAGTGCCAATTAATTTGAAACTTTGTAAGTCCACAATTCTTGACATCATTTGACTTTAGTTCAATCCAAATACTTTTGTTGTTTATCAACCAATAAACATCTGGAATACCATTGATTGTATTACTTTCTATGCGAAATAATTGACCTTTTAAATTTAACTTTTTTATTCGTTGCCAAAGATTTTTTTCTGATTTTGCCATTAACTTATTAAGTCAATAACATAAAAAAACCCCCAACTCCACTCTCGCATTGTTGGGGGTCTTATTGTGGACATCTAAGATTTATTACAAGTATGCCAACCACAATTCTTTAATCATATCTTAATATTTCAATGTCTTGCATCATCTCATCAACGTTATAGCGTTGCCCAACTTCCATTTCTGCAAGATCTTTAATGGTATCATTATCATATATAAATTCATTAAAAAATTTAATTGGGTCTTCAACATTTTGAGAACAAGGAGAACTTTCATCACCACACCAACGAACAATAAAAAATTTCATGCCTTTTAATTTTTTTATTAAATCCTCATACTTTGGTTCAATTTCTTTAGGTTCTGGCTTAAAATTTTTAAAAGGTGTTAATTCACTAGGGGTTAATCCATAATACTCAATTGGGTCAACTTCAACTTGTAAATCTTCACGATAATATGGATTAGTTATAAATATTCCATCTACAATAAATCCTTTTTTACCAATTTGGTCTGTAAATATTTTAACCATTATAAATTCTCCTCTGACCAAGTCCAACCAAGTGACACATCAAAAGCTTTGATTGTTTCACCATTAACAACAAACTCTGATCTTTCAATTGTGATCCATTCATCTTCGTCAAACATTTTAATTTGAATATTGTCGTTATCTATAATTTTAAAAATAGATGAAGGTTCACTATCCAAAGTCTTTTTTTGTATTTCATTAAACTTTTTAATCTGATCAAGTTCAACCATAGGGATTGACCATCCATTCCATTTATGTTCAGTTACATAACCCTCAATAAAATGTTCAAGGTCAGTTCTATTGTCTGCAATCCAATGATCATGATATAATTTAACTTTCTTCCAAACGAATGGAAGTTCATTTTTAAAAATGATTTTTTCATTCTTAAAATCGTTGATAAACTTTTGTTCAGTAATATCTACAGATTGAACAAATCCACCACCTTGTGGACAAACAGAAAGTTTGTTTTTTTCAAAATTACTTATATCAAAATATCTATTATTTTGTTTTTTAAATAGATATTTATTTGTTTTTATTAATTGTCTAATCTTTCCTAGATTATAACTATTCTCAGTTTCTTTTTTTACTTCGTATGCGTCCATTTTTTGCTCCTTTGTTAGTTGATAAAGTTTTAAAAAATTTCTTACAATCATTCAAGTAATTTTTACTTAAATCTTTATGATCGCAAGCAAAGTAATTAAACAAGTTTCCTTTTTTTGATCTTATCATTTATTCCTCGCTTTCTTTTTTTAATTTACTTAAATTAAAAATAATTTTTGTTAAGTGTTCATCATTACTAAAAGGATTTGTTCTATCTATAAAAACAAATGGACAACTTTTTAACCAATTATCAAGCATTTGTTTTCTTACTTTTTTTAATTGTTCTATTTCCATTTATTCCTCGCTTTCTAGTTTGTTATATTTCTTTTTTAATTCTTGATAATTTCTATGTTTATTATCTTTAAGAATATTTAAACTCCAATCTATTTGGTCTTCTAAATCATACAACCAACCTTGATTGATATTTAAATTTTTTTGTTTTATTTCTGTAAAAATATTAATCATTACATCACAAGAAATACATACATAATCTTGATTATTCATCTATTCCTCGCTTTCTATTTGTTATCTATCTCTACTAATAGCAAAGTTAGGACAAATTCTATTAATAAACGTTAGTAAGTGCCAAACGGCAATATCATAAGGCTTTCCCCTAGTTTTACAAAAATCAAATGAAATATCTTGACCCTCATAAGTTTTATCAAATGGCGTTTTTGCTTCTTTGTTTAAATAAAAGTCTTCATGTTCATTATCTCCAACACCATTAAACTTGATAATATCATCTGTGCTTTCATCTTTAATTAAATGACCAACTACTTCTTTAATATAGTTAAATTCTTCTTTTATTTGTTTCCATTCAACTTCGGTAAAGTCATTGTATTTGTGCCAATAGTTAGTGTATCCCATTATTGCTCCTTTGTTAGTTTTTTAATTATTGATTTTAATTTGTTTTTACCCCAATTATTCAAACTTTCATTTTTAATAGATAGTTCTAGGTCTTCCTCTAACCATTGAAGTAAAAAATCTTTTTCTTTTTTTGTTAGTATTATATTCATATCCCATGAATAAGGGATATTTATTGTTTTGTCAAATTCTTATTTGATGCCTAAAAAGGCAATTAAAACAAGGATTATAAGGGTAGGGATTGGGTAAAATACAATTAATCTTACAAGAAATGCTAAAAATTTGTCCATAAAAAATCTATATACATAAATAAAATTTTTACAAGGTAATTTTTTTAATTGATACAATTACTGAAGTTGGGATTATTGTTGTATTTCCGATGTTATCGAATGTGGGTTTTTCTTTAGTTTCAATATAATCTGTAAATATTCTTGTTATTCCTTTTGCCTGACTTAATAAATAACCCTTAGAAACACATGTAGGAAGTTTAGAATTTTTGAGAGTTTTTGTATCTTGCCAACCAGAATCACCCTCAATATCTAACCATTTAATCTCTACAAATGGGTATTGAGTAATATCATTTCCTAAATTTTTAAAATTAAAATTTAAAATTTTTGATTTTTGAATTTTTTTATTTTTTTTCTTATATTTAGTCATCAAATTTTTTCCATATAGGTAGTCAACTATTCATTTTTTTTGCCATATACATAGTCAACTATTCATTTTTTATTTTCAGTTATAATTGATACAATGCCAATTGAAGTATTTAGATGTGCATTATGAACTTCATTAAACACAGTCATAAATCCTCCACTATTCAAGAGCTGTTTCTGGCGTGACGTTAATGATATCCTTGGCTTCTCCGATTTTACCTTCGAGCTCTGATAATCTTTTTTCAAGTTGTTCACGACTCATACCCTCCAATCCAACATGTGTAACTTCTTTCTTATCTACAAACATACCAGCCATTTGTCCAGATCTATACTCTGCATTAACAGCTACAGAAAATTGTTTTTTATCTTCTGCTTTTTTACTTAAAGTTTCAAATCTTTTATATTTTTTAAGTTTATCGCCTTCATGTTTTTTTAATTCTTGGTTATACTTCATTTCCATATAACGCACTACATGTGGATTTTTATTTGGATCTGTTAATCTACTTGCGATTTCTGTGGGACCTTCTGGTTTATTAGATTGATAACCAGCTCTCTTAGCAGCTTCAACCTTAGTAATCTCTCCCCAATTGGAAACATATATATCAACAAAAGCTTTTTGTTTTAAAGTAAGCTCAGCAGTAGATTTTAATGAATTTTTCTTTTTTGCCATTTCTTGACCAGATACTACCACAAGTTTTTCCTAATACACTTTCTTAGAAACATTTTTTTTAAAATTTTTTTTGCAGAAAAAGCCCCCTCTGTGTCATATTCTTGACATATTCCTAAAACTGAAGATATTTTCCTAGGAAATTCCCAGTGTTTTCCTAGTCTAAAATGCTCTAGAATTGTTGTATATCAACGTTTTTCCTAGAACTTGCATAAAAAAGGGCTGTTTTAAAAAAAAAAAAATAAAATGTTTGTAAGGAAGTGTACTAGGAAAAAGCAGCCGAGGACCGAGAGCCGTGGTGCTTGTCCCCTTTACCCACACCCCATTCTCAAATATAATTTTTCGCTAGACAACTAACATTACCAATTATTACCGATTCACGGAGCTGGGTTTGACAAGTTTAGATGAAACCATTACTACTTAAGTAAGCAATAAGTTTTTCATTTATTGCCTCTTTGTTAGTTTTCTAGGTCATGTAATTTTTATTTGTTTCTTATGTGGCCTAGATCTAAAAAATGTTCTCCATAACCACGATCTGCATATACTAATAATTGTAAAAATAACTGCTATGTGAAAGCTTTCCCAAACTGTAGGGTACATACCAAAAAGAGGGAATATCCAGAGTTGTATTAAAGTGCTTAAAATTAAACCTGAGCCAACATCAATTAATGTTTCAAATAAATTTTGATTTAATTTCATAATATGCTATAAATATCTTATG